GTTATGCTGATTGTTCCCGATGTTGATGTCGTTCCGTTTCCATCGGTTGCTCTGTAATAGTAACTGTGCGACCCTGCCGATGGAGCGGTGACTTGAACGGTCTTATTGCTTCCGCTTGTTCCTGTGGAAGTCGATATTGCCGAACCATCTTGATAAAGGTTATATGTGATAGTCGATGAGCCTGTCTGTGATGTTGCCTTCATCGTAAAGGTGATTACAGACCTACCTGAAACTACCATATTGCCATACTTATTTGTTTCGCTATGAGTGAGCGTTGCTACTGTTGGCGGTGCTACTGCACAAGTACCACTTCCGCTTGAACGATAGTCCGTGTTCCAAGTGTTATAGTAAAAGTTTCCGCTTACCGATAAGGTGACTTGCCCATTTGAGATGGTACAATCGGTAAGGTTGGTTGACCCACTATAGACTACGGTGTTCGGTGTATAATTTCGCCAATCTATATCTCCTTTGTAATAGGAGTTGCCACCTACATTTACTGTCAGACCGAAGATAGCGTTCCAATACGAAGTGAATGATGCGTGTGCCGTAACGCTCCATGTGAACTTACTGTTCGCAAATGTATAGTCTAAAGTAAACCATTGGGTTGGGTCTGCATCTACATAATTTCCTGTAATCGTTGCCATGCTATGCTCTCCACTTAAATGTTAGTCTGTAATCGTTATCGCTTCCGCTTGCGACAAGAAGCCAATGGTCGCCAAGTTCAAGTTGGTTGATGATATGACCATTGACAACGAAGAATTTGTAAGCGTTGTTATCGCTTGCATCTTGTCCGATGTATGCTTTCTCTGCTCCGTTGACATCTTGGAATGACAGTTTCGTGTTGGTGAGTGTCGCTTTCGCCATTGACCCTTCTTCGCCAAGTTCCAAGCCATTAGCGTTATAGCGAATGTACCTTTGTTGCTCAACTGCGTGGTTACTAACTGCGGTGTTTGCGTATGTCTGTAACTCGACTTTTACTTCGCTTGCAGTTTGCGTTATCCTTGTGCCAAGCGTTTCGCTTATCTTGCTCTCTTCTCCTGTCGCTCTTGTGACCTCTGCACTAATCTCACTTGAGTTGACAGAGATACGAGCGGAGTTGACCTCGGTTGAACGCTCTATGCGTTGGGTAGTACGGGCGGACGCAGATAGATCAGCAAAGTCATCAGGCTGTGAGATCCCTGGGGTTGAGATGTCTGCCCACATCCCTTTCCCAAAGTCGCATGTAATTGACCCGAGCACAGACGTAACGCTATTAACTGAAACCACGTCGCCAAGTTCTGACGCAGGATCTAGCTCGGTTCCCGTAGCCGTATAGGGAACGTACTGTATTCCGCTCCCCATTCCAATCAGAATGTTAGAAGCAATTGTGTTAGCTTGTGTTTCGTCGGTTATGGTCTTTATTTCTATTTCAAATGTTCTGCCAGTATCAGACGTCGCCACGGCCTCTCCGTACAAAGAGGCTCCATTGCTGTCATGCCCATAGTAAACATAGACATGAGTCACTGGGACTATGTCATCTCCTCTGGTAAATGAAACTACGTTTCTTCCTAAACTTATCATACGAGTATCCTATTCCCGCCGAACGTAATGGCGTCTCCGTAGCTATCTATGAGTACATCTATTCCGTCATCGGCCCAGTCAACATTTCTGATCATACGCAGTTTTGATATCTGCCCGCCGTTGCCGTCATCCTTAAATACGATTACCCAGTTCCCACAGCATGCTATTGCTATGTCCGCAAGAATTTCTCTAACGGTATAGTTATATGGAATAGCACTCATTGTGACCGATGTAATCACTTGAGACGCATCTTCCAAGGGGACGCCAATTCCTGCGAAGTTTGTGCTAATTACGTCAGTCACCGTCACTCCGCTTGCAAGATGGTCTGCGACTTGTCTTATATTTGGATTATCCCAGGCGGATACAGTTGATCCCGCTTCGAAGGGAACCGTAGCCGTCTTGTACATTTCGTCATACCCCATTGCCTGAAGCACTCCCGTTTCGGGGTCATAGTCAGGCTTTAAAGTATAATAGACTCCCATAGGGAGCCAGTCCGTACTATCAGAACCGTCGCCAGCCCAGAGTTTTGTCCAAACTTCAACACGAGACATTCTGGGCAATTCGTCTGGCGTAACACCTATAAGAGAAAACCTTATTTGGTTCATGACGGTATTTCCAATACTGAACTCATCAGTGAACATAGACTGCGATCTCTCGCAAGACATTATCTGGTCTTCGTTATAGGTTGTATCGTCAACAACTATCTTTGTTTCCGCATAATGGTTAAGGTCTGCAAATATAGTGTTGTAGTTTGCTGATGTTTCTAACATTATCTTTCTATTAATGAAAAGCTGAATCCGTCCCAAAGCTCGAGCCCGCTATCCCTTAATATAAGGAAGGAGGCTTTGACAGTTGCTCCAGGATACATTGTTCTTGTTACACTGCCAGAGTTGGTTACAACCCTGACAGACAGCCACTCCTTTGCGAGGAGCGTGTTAAGTGCATTCATCTGTACTGTCGTGAGAGGAACGCACTGTACTTCAAATTTATTTTTAAAACCGATCAGTTTGCGGTGCATGATACCGTCTAATGAACGACCAGCGTTTGGGGCGTCCACGGAGTTTGAGCTCCAGGATACGCCGCCAAACTTAATCATGTCCGTAATATCGGTTCCGTCTATATACATCTTCATAGGCCGTACCTCAATGCTTGTGAGTTGATAGCACTTCTTACATCGTTGACGCTAATAGAAGTGTTCTTTCTCTCGATTGCGTTGACCACAGCATTTGCCATATCGTAGACTGCTGTGACTACTCCACTGTTTGCGGATGCAAGTGATCCCGCCAGCTGGTCTTCATTGTAGACTGTGGACTGGTTGTTCATGGAAGTTACCAGTTCTGGACCAGCCTCGCCAGCGTAGAAGAGGGAACCAGTCGTTGGAGTTCCGCCAGAGGCATAGAGTCCAAGTCCAAGCGGGTCGTTGTATCTTAGGTAGTGATAGTTATCGAACGCCTTTTTTGCAGGGCTGTCTAATCTCAGCGAGTAGTCCCTATCAAAGGTGTCTCGTAGCCAGTTCCAAAGAGATTTGACTCTGTCGATAATATTCCCGATTGTGTTGAATATCGGAGATATCAGAGACATGACTGAAGTCACGGCCGTTCTTACTATGTCTACGATTGGAGTAATGTATGTGGATATGCCCTCTTTGAATGCGGCGATCCATTTCTTAACGAACTCCTTGAACCTGTTGAATTTATCCACAAGCCAGTTCCATATGCCTGAAACTACATTTGCAATTCCAGTGCCGATCGCTGAAATCTTTTCAGTAAGCCAGTTCCAGTTGATAGCTATGGCCGAAACCGTAGCAACGCCACCCGCCAACATCATTGCAAGGCCGAGGCCAAGGTGCGTTGCGGGGCTTCCGAATGCTAATAGAGCACCAATTGCTACCATGGATACTCCCACTAATCCCGTCAGAAGACCGATGGGTCCCTTCATCAGTTCAACAATGGAATTCCAGCTTATTGCTCCAGCAGTCAGCGTTCCCGCCATGATCGGAATACCGATCCCAGGATGTCCGCTAAAGGCAAGCAGTGCACCAAGAGCGAATGCATATGGGCCGTATATAGAAACCACAGCACCTATCGTATCCAGAGTGTCTGATATCTTTTGCTGGATACTGCTTCCCTCTTGAGAAGCCGCAAGCCCAGTGACGATCCCGCTAGCTATAAGACCAGCTCCTAAAATTGGATGGCCGAACACCATAAGCAGTCCGCCGATTGCAAGCATAGCCTTGGAAGATTTAAGGAGCTTTTGGCCAACCTTGGTTAGTTCTCCGCCGTCCCAGGGTTTCCACTCAAACATTCCACCACCAGTATCATTGTCGCCCTTGAGAACATTAAGCTCATCAAAACCGAGAAGCTGGTTCTGGATTCCCGCATACTGCTGTGCCACACGAATAGCCTTGTAGTATCCGTTCCTTCCGAGAAGTGTTGCAAAGAACTGGTTTGCCTTTTCAGCCGCTACTGCGAATGCATCCGCTATACTGCGGATTCCAGGTGCAAGCTCTTCTATAAACGGACCAACAATAGAGCCTATGATATCCGAGATGTATCTGAAGTCTTCCTTGATCGAATCGACGGCTTTAGCAAACATGCCGTTATTGCTTTGAGACCACTTGTAAAGGTCTTGGACGCCCTGCTTGGTTGAGTTGATGACAGCATTAAGGATGCCCCTGGCGATTCTGGTAATGCTGAGTCTTTCAAGCTTTTGTGCGATTTTTCCTATATAGCCAAGGTTCCTGGCAGAGAACTTCCTTCGGGTTTCAGCAAGCTTCTTTTCTTGCTTACGCTCCTTCATTGATTGCTCTTTTAGGTCAAGAGCTCTGTTACGTCTCTTCTCCTGCTCTTTTTCAAACTCAAGCCTTGCGGTTTTTGTTTTCTCTCTTGACTCGATATCAGCGGCTTGCCTTGCATTGCGTTCGTCTTCACGAAGCTGTTGAACGGCAAGAGCTTTCTCTTTATCCTGTTTAGCCTTGGCTTCTTGTTCGATTAGCTTATCAGCAGACCTTTGTTTTTCTAGGTCTAGCTTTCCTTGATTCCTCAGTCTCTCTTGTTCAAGGTCACGCTCAATCTTTGCGGTCTCTTCAGCCGCTTTTTGTTTGAGCACCTCGGCGTCATGCACTTTCCTATATTCAAGCGAGGCCTCACGAGATATCTGCTCACGTCTCCTGGTTTCAGCGTTCTTATCCCTTGTGGACACGCCATCAGAGGGGGCCGCAGTCTTCTTGCTTATTTTGCCGAGAAGCTCGCCCTCTCTTACGTGGAGGTCAGATATTTTGGTTGCAAGGCTTTGACTTTGCCTAAGGTCGTTTGCTCTGCCCTTGTACCGCTTGGATGCATTAAGCCTCTTGTCTACAAGCTTCTTAGTGTCAGTGGCATTCCTGATCTGGGACTGTACATCGGCAAGAGCTCTCTTTAAAGACGCCTCATCATTTTCGTATTCAAGTTTGACTTCTACTTTTTGTGCTTCGTTATCCGCCATTTTTCTTATCCCAGGCGTCCTTCCATGCGGTAAAGCTTCGGACCGCCTTTTCTCTTTCTTTCCTTGCCTCCTCTTCCTTTTCTTCTTTGGTGAGAGGAGTGATTCTATATGGTTTAGTTGGGTATGGAATCTTCTTCTTGATCCCTGGTATGGTTGCCGACAAAGCCGAGAACAAGGCATCTCTTATGTAAACGCCTTGCCACCATGCGTCCCCGTTTTCTCTTTCAGACTTAAGCTCGTGTGCTTTTCTGAAGGAGACTGCTAAGTATGGGTCAAGGTCCCAATATTCTTCTCTGGTCATTCCGATGGAAAGATACGTCGGAAATACTCTCCAGAAGATATCGCTATACGAAGATGAATCTACAGGTCCATCTTCGCCTTTGCGTTTTTTTCGTCATCATCCTCATCGCTCACAAGAGTGTCAAACGGTGCATTGTACAATGCGATAAGTCTGTCGATTGCGTCCTCTGAGAGTCCTTTGAGGTCTTCAAAGAGAATCTTGTCTGATTCTTGCTTAGTTACCCTCGGGTGGTGCATTCTGAATGAATACCAGAATAAATCCGTAAGGCCTGTCATAAGCTTGGTTCCGACAGAGTTAATGTCGAATCCTCTCTGCTCTGCAAAATACACTGTCGCTCTTGAGAACTCGAGTGTGTATTCTCTTCCGTCTTCATACTTCACTGTGATAGGTTTAACCTTTTCCATCTTCTCTTCTCCTTCATTTAAACAAGGGAGGCCCAAGATAGAGCCTCCCTATTAAGTTTAATTGCTAGCCGCATCCCAACCGTGAACCTTGTTCGGTGTAAGGTATGCAGTGTTCTCATAAACTGCATCTACATCTGCTCCGCCAAATCCGAGCTCGGATGGTGTTGCAGAGTAGTAGAATGACGGTTCTGTCGTAAGACCAGGAACGTAGTACTCGATCCAGAGTTCTTTTCCTGCGGCGTGTGCCGTTTCATATGCCGTCATCATTGCGTTCCATGATGTTCTGAAATCATCATAGTCGTTTACTGTAAGGCCAACTGCTCCGCCAACATCCTTAAGACCAGGAATATATCTATGATATGCGGTCTCTTCGAGTGGTGTGCAGTCGAGCTGGTTCGGTTCAGAACCAAATTCGGGAATGGACTTAACGCCTGTGAATGCAGTATATCCAGTAGTAGGTCTTGTTCCTGCTGTGGCTTCAACTGCCCATTTAACGAGGATTCCCGCTGTGCTAAGTTCAATAGCCATTATTTTTCCTCTACTTTCTTTTTCTTAACTGGGAGGTTGTAGATCTTGTGCCCACATAGAGGGCAGTGCTTGTCCTCAACCTTCATCTGCTGTTTGCAATATGGACAAATCATACTTATCTCCTATCTGTACATTTGGTATACAGAGATATTTCCGTTTTCCTTTGGCTCCCCTACAACCGCCCTATACCTGGCGGTGCCCCAGGCCAGAGTCCTGTCTTCGCTCGTTGAAACGTCCCAGTGGTATCTGGTAAACTTCAGGCTTGTCATAGCCTCATCGGCTATTGCGAGAAGCTCTTTACAATTCGCCTTGATTGGAGTTTCAGATACGACTATGTCTATCTGGTAATTAACCCTGGCAAAGTGCTCCGAAAGTTGCTGGTCAAAGGTTGAATCCAAAGGGATGTTTTGTATCTCTCGGACCATCACGCAGGGAAATTCTTCAGGAAACGGCTGGAACAAACTGTCCACAAAGACGTTTTTCCCTGCCCTCTCGAATTTTGTTTGTATGTAGTTGACTACATAGTTTTCAATATCAATCATTTCTTTCCCTGTATATGTTCTATAATTAGATCTTTTGTTTTTTCCATCACATGCTGAGGTTCGTTACCAAAGGTTGCACTGTATTTGGTACTTTCCTTTAATCCACTTTTAACCGTACCGTCTTCAGAATCATACCTCACGACGTCTGCACGTTTGTTGCCACTCCTCGGCTTGTCGTTTATGTATTTCGTTATGTATATCCTATGCTCTCGCTCATGAACATTCACAAAATGACTTTTGCTTCTATAGTCCTGTGCGAGCGACTGTCTGAGGAGCCTGTCTTTTTGGGCCTCGTCCCATTCTTTTCCCCAGCTAGCACGAGCTTCCTGGCGAGACCTATAGAATCCTTGTTTAGGATCAGTTAGACTCTTTTTATAACGCCGTTGAAAAACTCTCTTCGGCTTACCAGTTGCTCTGTACACATTTCCTGCGGGCGTTTTGTAAAACCAGAACGCCTTTCCAGTCGTTTTGCTAAAGAGCACCCTTGGACCTACGGTACGGCTTTCACTGAAGTCTCCCGATCCACGCTCAATGGCTTTAACCTGAGGGCCTTCAGCAGTAAGCGTGTAGTGACCAGCTTTGTTCTTGGTAACGTACACATTAATATCGTTTAACGTGCCGTCGTATGAAGCGTTCTCATATAGGTCTTTGGCTTTTTTCTCACCATATGCAATTGCATCTTTTACGATTCTGTCAGCGAGTTTTACACCTGCTTTTTCCAGTGCATAAGTTATGTCTTTGCCAATTCTTTTAAGCCTTACCTTCACCCGCACTCACCTCCAGAATCGCATATGCGATAGAGTTAAGAGACTTCGCTTTTTGCACGACTACATAATCATGCGGTCCATCGGTTGGCTTATCGATCCAGACTATGGAGTGTTCATCCATTGAGCAGTTAACATCAGATGTAACGAGCACCTTCGTATAATTTGTCTGGATACCGAACATCTCTTCACTTGCGACCCCTCTCGAGGCGGAGACGTTCATCTTCGCCTCAATAAGGTCTGAGTAAGAAAGAGTATATTCTCCAGTGCGGTTACCGTTAGCGTCTACGATCTGGGTTTTGCCTATATAGTTTTTGTAATGAATTGTTTGCTTGTTCTTGTTTAAACATCTCATGCCATAGTACCTACATAGGGATAAACGTGTGCGTGGATATAATCCACCATGTCTGAATATTTAAAGGTTCTGGATATTCCGTTTTCGGAATGGGTCATTTGGTTTTCAGCTCCACTTAGGTTGAAACCTGCAATGCATGCGTTGATCTGAACCCAGTCATATCTCTCTGGAAACTGGACTCCTTCTGGAGTTCCGACCGATGAATACAACCAGTTCAGTATTTCTGTCTTCGCCATGTCAAGGTATACGCCAAGCTGAGCATCAGCGTCGTTTGTATTTATATCCAGGAGGATTTTTAAATTGTTGAGTTTTTCTGTGTCAGTCATGGCGTCTACCTCTTAACTATCAAGCAAATGGAACTTCGGTTGATCCGATTGTTACAACAGCGATACCGTCAAGATACTCTGCAAAGAGTCTGAGTCCCATAATTGCGAAGCATTCGGATACAGCGTGGGTGTAGTTTCCTTCTGTGTGGAATCCGATGAGCGGAGTTTCGCCTTCAGTTGTGTATTCAAGTCCTGCTCTTGCGAAGTCGGAATCGGATGGGTCTACATAGTAGAGGTTGATGTTCTCTCTGGGAACTGCTACTACTTTGCCTCTTGTGATTTCATCATCGGAGCAGAGGAAGATTGTTCTGTATCCAAGGAAGTTGGAAACATAGGTAAGACCAAACTGAGTCTGGATTGTGATATCAGCGGCTCCTACATAGGAATAGAAGTCCATGATGTTAACGAATCCAACAACCTCTGTTACGGACTTGTTCATTCTCTTGAACTTGTTAAGTACAGCACCTCTTGCCATGGACAGTGCCATCTGGAAAGTGGAGTATGTTGCTGTGAGATTGCCAGTGAGAAGGTATGCATAGAATCTTCCCATTACTGTGTTCTGGAGCTCGTTAAGGAATGCTTCGTCAGTCATTGCGACTGCGGCATCATAACCGTGGTCCTTAATAGCTTCAATAGAAACTGCCTTTGCGAACTTTTCGATTGTCATATCTTGGTAGGGAGTTTCTGTTACAGATGCGAGGCTGTATGGAATTTCGTCGCCTTCTGCTACAGCCGCTGTCTGCAGTGTTATAGATGCACTCTTGGACTTAAGAACTGTGCCAGGAGCTTTTCTTATAGGTCTCATGATGCCCATGATTTCTCTGAGGGCTTCCCAGTTGTTCTGGAATCTTGTAACGAAGTCGATCTCTCTTGCCGCTACGACTACGTTAGCTGTTTTTGTAAGATTGGTTTTTACCGCCATTTTGTTTCTCCTTATTCAAATAGCTCAATATTATCTGCTATCGCCTGTTGGCGTTCGGAAGCATCAGGTATTGCCATGATGTCTTCCCTTGTTCTTCTGGCTGTGCCTCCCCTGTCATCTGGATGAGGTGTGCCTTTTACAATATCGGCCCTAATTGCTTTCTCGATAGACTCTCTGTACTTCTGCTCACAAGCAAGTACCTTCTCCATGTCTCCGTCAGCGTAGGCCTCTGCCTTTTGCTGTGCAAGCTTGTCGTCATATCCCATTCCTAAATAGCTTGCTGTAAGGTTTGCTACGGTCTGGGCTCTTTTTAAGCTTGCGTTCTCTGCCTCAAGGGCAGACATTCTTTCTTCTACTTCCTGGCGAGCTCTTTCGTTTTCATCAAGGCCTTTTTTCGCCTCTTTTTTCAGTGAAGCGATTTCAGATGAATACTTATCAATAAGCTCTTTCTGCCTTTTTACTTCGTCTGACCGATCAACAGGAACCTCATATTCGAATTCTGAGAGTGCCTTGATTTTGTCAGCGTCCGACATTTCGTCGAATCCATCGATTAAAGTAGTGTCGATTCTCATTATTTAATTCTCCTTTGCGTTTGTGCAGTTCTCTCTGCTATAGTGCGGTTTTTAAAGAGACTTCTCTGTCTCTGATATAGACTCGGCTTCCGCCGTTTCTGCCATCTGTATGTACGGGAGGGACTCCTGGTAAGCCGCTTCCGCATCTGGGAACATGTCGCTCATAACGAAGGCAAGCCTTGGTGCTACCTTTTTGTTATTGAGGAGTGCTGTTAAGACGTTGGTCTTAACCTCAATGTTCTCGTAATTCTTTCTATCGAAGTGAATATCGATATCGTTCTGAGTTAGGTTCAGCCCACCTATCTCATTGCAAATCTTAAGTATGATCGAAAGGAACTGTCTCTCGGACTTCTTGAAAGGCATTTCCTTTTTCTTTGCGTCTGTCCATGCCGCTGACCAGCCGTCTCTGTAAACAACAGCTACGCCAGTATCGGAAGTGGATCTTCCGCCGTTGCGGTTCGGCATGGAGCATATTTGGAGGATCGCTGAAATGATATCGTCTTTCAGTGTTTGAGTCTGAGTCTGGTTTAACTGCTCTGTCAGGATCTTGATATCCTGTTGCATTCCGTCAACAGACTTCAGTGATACGATTCCAGACTTGATAATATCTGAGAAGGTCTGGCCCTCTTCAAACTCACAGTTAAGTGCAATGACCAGTGACTGAATGAACTGTTCAACGCCGTCGACCCTATCCGAATCGAGTTCGTTAAGTGCATCGAGGAGGGTGATGACGACCTCGAAGTCTCCCAGGCGAGCATTGTTTCCTGGATATTCCACGATGGGAATAAATCCAAGGCCGTTAACTGCTCTTTCGACAATCTGGTCCGTACCGTTTAATTTGAAATATTCAGTCTCAGTGTAGACGTTGAATATGGTTTCGTTCTCTTCATTCTTTACGAGGTAAACGCCAGCCATCGGCCTATGACCAAGCCCAGAGGAATAGATAACAAATGTATTCTGAGGTTCTGGAACGTATACAACAAACGGAGCTTCGCCTTCGAATACGTTCTCTTTCTGGAGGCCCATCTTATACGCGGTTCCGCAGATGGATTGCCATTCTCCAACTTCAACATTCTTGGAGTCGACCTCTTCCATTGACATCCAGGTATTAAGCTGTGCGATGTCTTCTGTGGCCCTTTCCTCATTGATCCCAGTAGATATATATTTGACTGGCTCTGAGAACTGATAGCCGACCTTAAAGTCAACAATCTGCTTTGCTCTGTTCTCGCAGACGATATTTACAATGTCATCCCTTATAGTTTTCTCCCTGGAGTAAATCGGCTGATTGCCCTTATAGTAGTTATAAAGGTAATCGATCTGAGTTACATTGGCTTGGTGAGTGCTATAAGCCTGAGTCAGTACATCGCTTATGTTCTCTGCTGTAATCTCTTCTGCATTTGTGTAGATGACTGTTCTCCCGAACAGATTCATTTCTGGCATTTCTTGCTCCTTAAACAAAAAGAGTGCTTATGACCCGCACTCTTGGTCTATAAAGGCTTCTTTGTCTTTACTACTCTTGTGATTTCGACAACGACTATATTGTCCTTGCCTTGTCTTTTTTCATTTCCTATATCTGCCCTACGCCCAGAGTTCAAAATTTCATTGATCGCATCTAAGGCCTCGGGATAATCTCGTATATCCATATTAAGAAAGGTGGGCCGTGATTACCCGCACGGCCACGGGTGGGTTTTGGGTTTGGGTGATAATCGTTCAATCTGATTGAATCACTTAGTAGACTCGTTGTCTACTAACTTGAGCGGACATTTTTATTTTGCCCGCTTAAAGTCCAAGTATTCTCCTGTCGTACAGCTTTACGGTCATTCCGCCAAGGGCTCTATAGAACCTTGCGTACTGAGAAATTGCGTCCACTTCGTCGTCGTGTTTATTCCGTCCTGCAACAGTGTAAGACGTCAGTCCGTTCATAAATCTTTGGTACATTGATTTGGGCTCGATGATGGATTTATCCTTAAAGATTACATTCTTCTTTACCCAGTCGGACTCGATTATGATTTTAGTTTCTTTGTTCACCGTGGTCCTTTTCTTTGTAATGTGAGTAAAACCTTTATTCTGTTTCAATATTTGTTCGACGCAGTCCGCAAACCTTCCTCCAGCTGAGTTGGATTCGAACTGAGCTTTGTTTACTTTGTTCCTTATTAAAGCCTCCGCACACAAAGGCTGTGTAGTATCTGGAAGACCGTCTGAGTCCACAACATCCCACAAATAATGCTTGTCGCCATATACATAGAATATGGGCATGACGGTGTTATCTCCTCCGCCTTCTGCTGTATCGCACACCGCCAGGATTGCATCTGGCTCTCCTTCTGGTAAATCGTAAGCCGTCTCAAGATCTGTTAAAGGATATAAAAGGCCTTCTCTTTCTATAGGTTCATTCATATACAAGGCCCTAAAGGACATGTCATCCATGGTGTTTCTCATGTCCTCATAGAATTCTTTCGTGAAACCGTCCGATCCCCCAAAATCAAAGTTGGATTCGCCTTCTTCATTTAATGCTGGAATGGCTAAGAACCTTGCTCTGTCATTCCCTTCATTTAATACTTCCAGTCTTCCGATAATATCGTGCACGGACCAGCGGGTAGCTATATGAAGCTCCTTGCAGTGGTCGCCTTGTTTACGCTGACGAAGGTCAACGGTATAGTCTCTCCATTTAGTGTCAAGCCTTTCCTTTGACATGGCCTCTTCAATAGAAGCAATAAGGTCATCACAGCAAAGAAGCTGAAGGGCTCTTACCTTACCAGCATTCCCCGCACCGATTGACGAGAACTGAAATGTCGGGAACCTTTGAGGAACATCGATCGCTATCTTCATGTTCTTTGCGTCCGTCTCAACTACCTTTGATCCCGCAAATATCTCATGCCAGTTGTAGTCATCTGAGGTGACTTCTCTTAATACCTCTGCATAAGCTCCCTTTAAAAAGTCTGCATTATGCGAGCTTAGGATGATTCCTTCCGCTGGGTTCCTTCCTCCCATCCAGGAAATCGCAAACAGCTCAACACCTGACTTTCCTACGCCTGGCGGCGTTGAGCCGCAAAACAGATCAAGCTTATCGTCCGCTAGGTCCTGGATTCCTTGAACGATCGGAAGCAAAGCCTTTCTCCTGGGAAGATAAAACTTCTTTGGCCTGTCCCATTCCATGGCAATGATGTAATCATCCAGGTAATCCCTCGCCGTCAGAATATATGACTCCCTTAGTAAATGAGAGATCCCTTTTGGATCAGACGAGATGTCTCTTCTGTTTTCTTTCCTAAACTGCTTTACGACTGAATAGTCCTTACTCTCTTTATAGATAGCTTCAACGCAGGAATACCACTCAGCCCTCTTTTTATTTTTCCGAAATTTTTCTAAAGCTTCTCTTATCTCCATAAAAAAAGAGTCCGCTTTTCACGAACCCTCACTCCTTGTTCAAAACCTTACTTCTCTATTTAGTTTTAGATCAATTATTTTCTGCGGACAAAGTTTATCTCAATATCGTAACCTATGGCTTCCATCAGGCTTACGATGCTCTTTTGCACGATGCTCTTTGTATCGTGAACAACTCCATACGCACCTTGCCTCGTTGCACCGATTCTATCGGCTACTTCTTGCCAGGATAATCCTTCCGCCTTGATTATCCCTCGAATCTCATCTTTCCAGTTTGTAAGTATCATGGCACCCTCCTTGCTTATATTGTACCGTGATTCTCGGAACATGTCAATTTTTATTTTGGCGGATATTTGAGGGGATAACCCGTCCAACTACTTTGACCTGCATCCCTGTAGTACTATGTTAGTGTAAAGAGAAACACAAGACAAGATGCTCCGAGCGGTGCGGAGCGGGAGGGAAAACACCGAGCACCTTGACAGTCACATATACATACTCACGCACGAGCCACAAACACGACTCAAAGAGGTATTGAGTCGCAACGTAGTAGGAAACGAACGAACGCCACCCGCTGACTGATAGCGGATGAGCAGGACAGAGGACGTTGAAACGAACGTATGTTCGCAAGAATGATGAAATAGGCTTACGGTCTCGCTACTGTGGAACGCCGAGCGATGAGAGGTAAAAGAGCCATACGCCAAGTATATGAACTAATGAACCTTGATAACTGAACAGTCGACCCCGAAAAGGCTTACTTACGGGCAGAACGTGAAGAGCGAGCGAGAGACTCAAAGCCATACGCAGAGACTCGAGCCAACACAGAGCCACAGTGTTGAAATCGTCACGAAGAGAGCGAATAGGGTGCAACGACGTTAAATAAGGCGGGCTGGGGGTGGACGTCACCGCCGAAACACAAACAAACGGTGAGACGGGTGAACGCCTCGCCTCGAGCACCTCGCCAAGATGTTCGAGGGGATGCGTTCCCACAAGTTATAGATGTTCACATAGGAGGTAACAAGATGAACACAAAAGACAAAGAAAAATGGTACACACTCGAAGAACTGAGACAACTTCCAGACAAGAAAAGGAAGTACGAAACACTCAAAATGCTACTGAAGGTAGCTCCGTATTACAAGATGTACGACGAGCTACGCAAGGACATCGACGAGTTCTCAGGAAAACAAACAACGACATTCGAATACCACGGCAACAAAGGCATTGCCGAGTATGAGAAAACGCACAGCACTAAGACGGACTACAAAGGCCTATTCAAGGAACACGGTATCACCGACGAAGACAAGGCCAAGTACACGACAAGAACGGAAACCATGAGGTTTAAGGCAGTGCATGTGCTGTAAACACGGACGGGAGGGCCTCGAGCCCTCCCATTAAATTGGAGGGAATGAAAATGCAATACAGAATGTATGAATCAAGACATAAAGAAACCGTTGGCAAGGGTAACGCCCACGACTGGAACTACACCAGCATGGCAAGAATATACGACGCATACAGCGACGCAAGAATATCCAATGAATGGAACTAGGAGGATACCATGAGATATAAAGAAGAAACACTTAACAGCTACACAGCAAGAGCACTCGAGGCCATCGCAACAGCATCACGCCTCGAGCAAATCCACATCCACATCGCAAAGGGAAACCGCAAGGTCGGGCGAGTACGCAATGTATCGCTCATGAGCCGAATATGTTGCGGGAACTGTAAGACATGTGAGCACTACTGCTACGACATCAAGGCCGCACTGCAGTACAAGACAGTAATGACCGCAAGGGCTGAGAACACGGCCCTTGCATATAGAGACTACGGCGAGTACTTCCGCCAGATAGCGGAGAAGATGACACCGAAATGCAAAATCAAGGCGTTCCGCTTCCATGTGGGAGGCGAGATCCTCGATGAAGAATACCTCAAGGGTATGATCTGGGTGGCCGAACAAAGGCCAGACTGGAGGATATGGACCTACACGAAGATGCACGACATTGTCAACAACTACATAGCCAAGGGCGGGAACATCCCCGAGAATCTAACAATAATGTACTCGAGGGACTGCACAGCGGTGGTCAACAATCCGTATGGAATGCCAGAGGCGTACACAGTAATCGAGGGAGACCTCGAGCCTAAGGACAAGGTCAAGTGCCCAGGGAATTGCGAGACATGTCTCGAGGGCGGGTTTGGATGCCCGTTCGGTGACAGCGTCTACTTCCTCGAACACTAGGAGGTGAACATGATATTTGAATGGATGGTCGAGAACATCGACAAGACAATAACAATCTGGACGGTGGCCATGATAATGGCCATCGCCTACTTAATCAAAACAATAATAGATATCTGGAGGGATAGAAAATGATATACGAAGACTGTGTAATCGACTACAGCAAAGACGAACCAGTTCACGACGATGACTGGTACAGCGAAGATGAATACATCGAAGATGTTAAAGCAATGGAATATGTAGACGCCTGGAAGAACGGCGACTACGACTACTAGGAGGTAAGACAATGAGAATCAAACACTGGGCAGGATATGGAACGGTCAACGCAAAGAAAATCAACGACTGGCATTTTGCAAAGCCCTTCGGTGACGGTGCCTTCCGACTCATGCAAATCGAAGTCACAGGCGACCATGAACAAGGTCTTTGCAGATACGATGACTACGATATACATAGATGGCTAGGCCGATACTTCGCCAAGGACAAGACCTATAAAGACCTCGAGTTCGCCTGGGTCGAGCAACGCTGGGAAGGCGGAGACGGCCACACCACCTACGGTGCACACGAAGTTGCAATCTACACACTAAAGTACAAGGAGGACTAACAATGAAAATCGATTTTAACGGAATGGAACTTGAGGTCAAGGACCTCATGAACGAGGGCACAGATGAACAGAGAGCCAAGGCTGAATGGGTAGAAGAATACCTTAAGCCAATGATGATGACAGCAAGGCGAGACATCACCGATGTCATCTATCTACTCTGCGACGGCCTCGAGCTGATCCAAGTCTGCTACGACGACGAGGGCTGGCTCTATGAGACAGTGAATGTCTCAGCCGATAGCAAATCGGGAATAGCATACGATGTAATAAGACAGATATTCTAGGAGGTAACACAATGAATGAAGTTTACTTAGCAAATGCACTTGAATGGATAAGACAGAACGAGCCAGATAACTTCTGGTTCGCCACTGTCCTGAAACATGAGATAGGAATGTCACTCGAGGATGTGAACGATTACCTCACAGCCTTTGGGGTCGACAGAAAAGACAGAGAAGAAATTATGAACGCATTAAGCAAGGAGGAACAGTAATGAACTACTACATCATCGAAGACATCGACAATCCAATTGACAAGTACTTTATCGTACAGACACCGCTCGACTACGACTTCGTCGAGCAACTCATCAGCAAGGCTAAAGAGATAGCCGAGGAGAATGGCACATATGATACCGAAGAGCTCGAGGCTCTTCTCAATAGCGTAGACAAGGATACACTCATTATCCACGATTTCAGCACACTGTATGTATAGGAGGTAACGCAATGAATAACATTCTGGAAATCGTACACGACGACAATGAAAAGGTTGTCATCAAGGTCAATGCAAAAGACCCTCTCACGGTAGCTATGAATCCGTGGGCATCAGCAAATGAAGAGTACTACACAATAACGAAGGGCGACAGCCACGTCTTCACCGTAATAAAAACGGACGGCTCTACATGGAGCTTCTTCTGGGGCCTTGGCGGGCACACGCTTGTATCGGAAGATGTAGAGATAATGAAAAAGAAGGTCTTGAGGTTCTTAAAAGACAACAATATAGACATGGGGAAGTACTGCTATCCCTACAACTGGTAAAGGAGGTAACACAATGGCTAAATACTACATCACTTATGACTATGACGGCACACTTGAGTGCGACACGCTCGAAGAACTTCTCCAGACAGTGGAGGAGCTCTTCGGAGAGGACAGCTACCACATGTCAATCGATTTACAGGAGGACTAAACAATGGCTAAAAAGAATCACTACTATGTACTGGTCTTCACAAATGAAGGACCTAAATATGTAACTGGAACGGGCGAGCACCACATCGCCTACTGGAACGAGCTCGGAGAACCGAAGGAGTTCTCAAAGAGCATCGCTGAGGACATGGTCTTCGGCCTTAGATGCAACTGGTATCAGGCAGTCCTGGTAACGACACCAGTCGAGCTGGACAGCCAGCCATACAACTACGAAGATTACAAAATCGAATGGAAGATAAAGGAGGACGACGATGAGGAATAGCGAAGTAAGAGAAGCACTCAACTGCCCACGCTGGGCAGAAGAGTTGCTCGGAATTGAAGACGAGATTGATACTCTTGCAGTAAGCAGTCTTGGAAAAATCGGAGATAAAGACGAGGTGTTCAATGCACTCGTTGGTATAGAGATGTCGGTAGACTCATACATCTCGACACTGGACAAGATAAGGTCAGCATGCAGATGCTTGGAGAAAAAAATAGAGGAGGAATAAAGATGAAACTTAGAGACTTATTAACAACAGAAACCTGGAACAAATTCGGTGACATGGATGTTACCAATGATGTATCAGACGACCTCGCCTGTGCATGGTGTGGGGAGACACTCACTGAAGAAGGCAAGAAAAAGTTCGAGAAAGCCCTCGAGCTTGAGGCCGAAATCGCTCCCGTCTGGGGCTCCCCTGGCATCGTCATCCTGGTGGACCAATACGATGACCACTGGGAAAGAGAATGGATAAGAGCGAAGAGGATGTTCGCTGATATGGCTGGATACTGCACAGAAGAAGAATACGATGCATGGTTTAAGGAGGAATAGTAATGGATATTAAGGATGTAATCAGACAGAACCTGGCCGAATGGATGGCCGATGAATACGAAGAGCCTCTCGAAGAGACTCTTGAGAAAGTACAAGGCGATGTGTTCGGCATCGCCTACAGCCAGTATGAGGACGGCGAGGTCTGCGTCGACGAGCAATGGATGGTAGACCTTAACCCCGATAGACCGAGGCTCTACCTCGAGCTTGACGGAAGGCAGTACGACGAAGAGGTCTACGAGGACCTGGAAGATATGGAGGAAAACTTAGAATGGCTAGACTTCGACGAACTTATCGGAGAAGCGGACGACTGGGTCGAAAGATGGAAGGAGGATTTCAAATGAAAGGTGAATGCGAAAACTGCAAGCGTGAGAACACATGTACAAAGAGCGTCGGAATCATATGGGGATTCTGCAACACTGACTATGAACCGAAGGAGGTAGCAAAATGATACAAGGCAATTCAGTAAGCTGGGGCAAGTCAATGTATGGCGGCTGGTACGTCACCTACTTTGACAACGGATGGAAGGGTGAGCACTTCGATAAGCTTGCCCAGTTAAGAGCATGGGCAAAAGACAGCGGAGGCTGTCTGAATCCGCACCAAAGATGGGACAATATATAGGAGGTAATGTAATGAAAAAGATTTATGAATCAGAACCTAACAGCTGGGACGAAAGAATGGAGACAATCATTATCTATGCACTCGAGGAAGGCGAGTATGAAAATCTCCATGAACAATACGAAGATGAGACGGGGTTCAATTACCAAGGAATGCTCAACGATATGGGGTACTACTGCGATAGCGATTACCCATACGCCATAGCACCAGGGGAAATGTACTCCAATTACTATGTTGAGCGGTTAACCACTCATCACTTAATTATATCAAGATGGACATCACTGAATATATAGGAGGTATGCAATGAAGATTAAGACAAACAAATGCACGCTCGCTAATGGAGCAATGGGATGGAGACTGGGATCTGTCACCGCCAGGAAGGTTCTCGGTGGCGATGTTATCCTGGACGACATCCAAGGATATGGACCAGTATACTACTGGTCCAATGACAATGGATGGTGCTCGACTGGAGCAAATGGCAATGTACTTTCCCTCGAGCTCGAGGTATAATATAGGAGGGTGATAATTATGATTAAATGGTTTATTGTAGGAGCGGTCATCGCTCTTCTTCTATCTTTTGCGAAGGGTTCCCAGGACACCAGGGAGTGCGACGGGGACTGCTACACATGCGAATGGTTTGAGAATGGTTGCAAGGGAAGCGAACTTAACTATGAGTTCTATGAAGAGGAGGATGAAAGATGAAAGACGTATTAACACCGCTTATCAACACAGCGCACACATTGATTGCAGGAACTACAGGGTCAGGCAAGTCGGTCCTGCTTAACGATATCCTGAAAAGATTCTCCGAAACTGACGAGGGATACTGCTCCTTCTTCGATCTGAAGAGGGTTGAACTTATCGAATACAAAAACGACGAGGGAATCTGCTCGAGGTATGTTACAGAACCAGAAGATGTAATCAATGAACTCGACTTCGCTATCTGGCTCATGGAAGGAAGATATCTTAAAATGGCCGAACAGGGATTAAAGAAGTCCGACCAGTACCACCACTTCCTGGTTATCGATGAGCTCGCAGACATGCTCACGATCAAGGGTGTCCTCGAGCGTCTGGTCAAGATCGGAAGGCTCGGGAGGGCCGCTAACATCCACCTGCTCTGTTGCACCCAGGACCCATCAAGAAGAAATCTCCCAGCCCAGCTCATGCAAAATTTCACATGTTGTGTAGCACTGAGATGCAGATCGGCGATCGAATCTCGTCAGATCATAGGAGTTCCTGGTGCTGAACTTCTCCCCAAATATGGTAAGGCTATCAGATGGGATGCAGATGGGCTCGAGGAATTCGAGGTGCCATTCATCCAATGATGTGCTATAATATCTACAAATGTCTCCTTAGTTCCAGGAGCATTTCATTCCCAAAAGCAAAGACCCCTCTTTACCTCGGCCGTTTGTCTCTGGCCTCCATCTTAGAGGGGTTTTTGCATATTATTCATGCAGTTCTTGTACTGGCCCGAGGATTTTCGAGCCTTTTTGTATATTCTTTGTATATTTCTATCTATTTATGTATAATTATGCATTATTCATCGTCATCTGGGAGCAATTCCGCCTCTTCTATTAGCGTGTTGATGTCCACATCCTGCTTAGGTGTGACTACAATGTCCTGCTGATCCTTCATTCCATAATAGTTTTTTGACCTGAATATGTACGTTACTGGGTTCAGTTTACCCTGCGAAACCATGTCCGCATCGAACATTGCTATCATTTCCTTGGCTTTTTTGATGATATCCGACGAGACGGGGCCCCTGTGTTTGCCTGTTTCCCAGTCCCAAAGGGATGATCTAGTAGTTCCAAGGCACATAGCGAGGCCTTCTACTGTAGGTCTTAAGCCTCTAGCCATACATCCATCTGTATAATCCTTAAGTCTTTCGATTGCTTCATCGTCGTCTTTTACCAGTGGTACATTAAACCATCGTCTTGCGTTCTCGATGGAGTTTCTTATCATCAGTTGTTTTTCTTCGTCGTCTTCGAATGTTAATCCATTATTACCTATTACTGGACTATTCTTATAGCCTCCGTTGTTTCCTCCTCTTGGCATAAATCTCCTTTCGGCTCTTCGAGCGTTCTTTGTATGAGTTATAGTTAGTTTAAATGTTTTAGTCTGTCGTTATTATAAGCAGTCATTATTTCTTCAAACTGTTCTGGACCGAATCCGTCCTTCGCCATCCAGTCCAAAAAGTCATTGAACTGTTCTACCTTCATTCGCAGTCTTTGTATCTCCAGATCTTTCTCATCCACGCTTTGCTACCCCGCTTTCCATATTCTCTAATAAGTATCCTTTTACCTCTATTTCGTAGTGAGGTGCAGTCTCCATATCTACGTCTGCCTCAACGTGTATTGCCGTCATGTATGGGTTTGCCTTTATTGTGTCTTTTATCCTTTGTGCCAGCTCGTCTGGGAAGTAGTCTATCTTCATTACCATACCACCTTTATACCCGTATGCTTTTCTACTACCTTCGCCAGGTCCTTCATCTTGAAGTTCGAGTTCGGATCGTTGACTGTCTGGATATATCTTTCGACTCCCTTCCAAAGCGATGCGATCCTGTCGTCATCAAAGTCAAACTCTGGTTCATCCATTATGTATCCGCAGACTGCCAGCATGGTCTGCCCTATAGCCAGCTCTGTTACATCTACATCTCTTTGTCTTAGTTCTTTCCTGGATAAATGTATCTTCCCGTCTGGTCCTGTCTTCATTCTTCCTACTGGTGTTATCTGTCCCATTTCTTTTTCTCCTTTAATGTTTGATCAACGAAGTGCGTGTTTATCATCGTCTCTTTGATCCGCTCTTGTGCTACCTTCTTTCGCTGACCTTTAAACTGTAAATACTTCTCGCATTCCGAGTGGCACCTCGGCTTCCGTTCTTCGCAATCTTTGCATGGTGCGTTCATGTTTCCCTCCTAACTGAACGGTCACCACCTACCCCCTATTAAGTTTCTACTACCTCTATCCAAAAATTATCTTCGACAATATCCTTGTCTATAATTACAGGGACACCAAACAAACTTTGGCCGTATCCTTGTAGTCCGTTCTCATGTGCGAATAAGTCTGCATATGCCCATATGAGTACATATTGCGTTGCGGGATGAATGTGTATTCTGATTTTTTCGCCCTTGTCCTCGGCTATTCGTACACATCGCCATATCTCGGTCATTAGGCTATTCATCTCGTCACCCCGAACCTAAACATTTTCCCTTCCACCATATACTCATAGTCATCTGACTCGTGATGCTCACTTCCAAGCCACGATGCCACACCGCCGATAGCCGTGTTGTACCTCGTACCTATTTTTTCGAGGATTCCCCTGTATATATAGTAAGAAAGTTCTTCATCAGATAATGCTGAAAGATATTCTCTATTTGTCATTTCATCACCTCTCTCCGTTTGGACAAAACCAATCATATCCGTGGTACTCAGGTGGGGCATTCAAGTCCACTCTGCACTCAACATTTCCCGAAGTCTTCCTACCCCAACGGCAATCCTTGCACTCCACTATCTCGTCCACCTCTATCTCGTAGACAGGTCTTTCATACCCCTCGTTGTCTTTGCGGTTTACTAAGTACAATGAACCGACTTCTCTGTATATCTTCATTCCTTCACCTCGTCATCATTAAGCATATTAATTATCATAGCGAGTGCCTCGAATAAAACTGATGATATTTTATGGTTCTCCGCAACCGTTGCCAAGGCACTCAATTTACCGCCTATATACTTTAAATCTTCTCTTTGTTGTCTTGTCATTCTGTCACCTCGTATATTTTGTAGTATCCACATTGTCCACCAAGCCTTACAGATGCTTCCGCTTTTGCTTTACTGTTATATTCAGATACTGTACAGTCCCAATGATTGCCCTCTTTCATATACATTGCGACTATCCAACTCATTCCGTCACCTCGTATTCCTGCATCGGCACATAACACCCTGCGGTTCTTGGTTTCTCATATGTCGCTATGTCATTCATTACTTTCATCAATGTACAGTTCACACAATCCTGCCACGGATACTTTTCAGAACACCAATTACATACCCTGCTTTTAATCACCCATAAAGCTTCTTCTTTTGGAATGTCTTTTATTTTTTTCCAAGCAGGTTCTTCTAAAGACTCCTGCCCTAGTGGTTCTGCTTGTTCCTCTTTATTCTCGACCTCTATTTCGTCTATTCGAATCAGTTTCTTTTTCATTCCTTCACCTCATACATACTCTTATCTTTTATAATTCCCCATGAGCAAAAATCAGTAGGATCAACTACACGACCGTCTTGATAGCAATGTGGAGTTACTTCATGATATTCCATATAGTATCTACAATTTTCACATCTAACCACTTTTACTAATTCATCTGCGTCAATTATTATTCTCATTTCTTTTCTCTCCATACACACAATAGTCGTCTGGCTTAGGGTCAAAAAGTCCGTCCTCATTTATGCATCTATCGTATGTCTGCGATTCAGGGACGTTCACGTACCACACGCAATCTTTGCATCTTACGATCCTTACGAACTCTTCCGTTATTGTCTGCTGAACTTGTGGCTTCTGTTCCACTCTCTCGGAAAGTCTATCAAGTTTCTCTCCATCGGTTTCCACGATGTCCTCGAGCGTAGATACTCGGTCTTCAAGGTGTCGATTTTCTAATTGTCTTTCGAGTTTGCAGAGCCTATCCTCTAAACAGTCAATTCTGTCTTCAATGTATGCCATCGTCTGTCACCTCTTGCTCAGATGCTCATATATCGCATCGTCCAGTATGTCTAATACCTGCATCCAGTTCTCTTGAAAGAACTCGTCCACCCCTTCGGGCTTCTCAAATCCGTTGATGATGCAGGCTTCCTTTAAGTCCTGTACTCTTGCAAGCATATCCTCAATGTTCATCATCTTTGAACACCCACTTTCCGTCCTTCACTTCTGCTGTATCCACATCTTCGATTTCCAAATATTCTGTCTCTATAATCTTCTCTCCGTTGTCGGTTTTATATCTTGCTATCATTACCACCACTCTCCTATCACTTTGATCACACACATGAGGCTGAAGACTAAATACGCCAGAATAACAGCCCCAATTATAGTCATTAATGTTTCATACCTTTCACGTGCTATTGGCCTGTCCCTGAAGCGGTTTTCCAGCTTCTCGCCCTGCTTCATAACACGTTCTTTAAACCTATCTTTAAAGGTCATTTGCTCACCCCGTCTCTACAGTATCCACCAGGGAGATAGACCCCTCTGTTTCGGTCCCAGGTGAGCCCTTTGTTCAGTCCACATCTATCGACTTTGATACCTTTATATTCTCTTACCGTCTCAAAATACTTGCATTCATTACAACTCATCTTCGTCTTCCTCAAGGCTGATTCTATATTCAATATCCGCTCCACAGTGCGTACAATGACAAACATGTACTATTCCGTCGCCGTCGTATCCGAAGTCTTCAAAGCTGAAGTCGTTGTCCCAGACGACCGCTCGGTGTCCGCAGTGAAAACATTCATACATCTTTAATACCTCCTAACATTTCCAGCGTCTTTGCCTTCTGCCTCTCGGCATAGTCACGAACCCATACACTTGTGTCCTGCTGGTGAGCTATAGCATCCGCTCTTCTTGCGATAATCTGTTTCTCCTTGGCTCTTTGCCTATGCTCCATTGCCTTCATGCTTTTATGTATCTCGTAACAGCTGTCACAATATCGCTTCGGTTTTGTGCTATCGTACTCGATTATCTCTCCGCACATCACGCATATACCGCTCTTCATTTGATCTGAATGCTCCTCGTTTCTTCCAGGTAACACCCTTCTATTTGTTCTCCGTTCTTCAGTGCATCTTTGATTGCAACCTTGTCGAGCTCTGGGTCTTTGACCTTAAGGTATTTATCTGGGACCACTGTGATGTCATCACATTTAACCTGAGTGCTCTTTCTGTATTTGATGTCTACCCTCGGGGATGAATACGTTTGGCCTTCGAGCATGTTATCTAAATACCTCTTCAGTCTTTCCGCTTTGTTCTCTGCGTACTGCTGTCTCTTTGCCAGGTTCATCTTCTCCTGTTTAAGAGCTTCAGCGTCTGCCCTGAGGTTCTTGATGAAGCATCCTATGTTTTCTACTTTCTGATCCCAGGCCATCTGAAGTTCCTCGAGCTTATCGAAGGCTTCTTCTTTAATCTCCCCAGTCTCTGGGTCTATTGAGTCCTCTATCAACTGAGCAAGCTCAGTGTTTATTTCGTATAATGTCATCCCTTATCATCCTTTCTTCCAATCTGTTTAATTTCATCTGCTCTATCGCATCCAGTTCCGTCGTCTTGATCTGAAACATTACTTGTAGTTCAAAGAGCATCAGCCTCACGTCTGCCATTTCTTCTGTCAGTGCATCTATATCCCAGACGCATACATCTTTCCTGGCTACCTTACAGATTTCTTTCTGAAGCTCGGAGAGTTCTTCTACTGCTACCATCATCTGATGGTCTCTTCCGTATTTCTCTATAGCCTCGTTTACTATCCTTAGCTTATCGTTAAACATTACCCTTTCCTTTTGTAAAAACTACATGTGCTTGTATCTTCTGGAACTTCTACCAGCCCGTCGCAGTGGTTTGCCCTTGCTCGTTTCCAGATAATACAGTCTTCTCTTTCACATACCAGCTTGGCTGGCTTCTCATTCTTGACTGGTCTGTATCTCTTGAAGTTCCTGGCCTTATCACTGCATGACTTACAGCAATATATCTGACGTGGGTCTCTGGGTGTGAATTCTTTTCTACATCCTATCCAGGCACATCTTCTAATTTCGTCCATTTGCCCACCCCTGGTATAACTTCATCCAGTCTTCAAAGTGCATGGTCACAACGATGGGCTTATAGTTTTTCTTGTGCACTACTATAGGAATTTCTCCTGGTCTTGCATCGTTCTCCGACTGCTTCAGTGCGTTGTATTCGTTTAGTCTTTCGACTGCTTTGCATTCGATATGGATTCCAGGAAGGCCAACCACATCTGGATCACCGTTTGCACCAGAGTACTGTTGTCCTCTTCTGGCCTCGTATCCATACTCCCTTAGCTTGTTAGCAATCATCCGTTCGAATGATGCACCCTTCTCTCTTGAGTTCGTCATAAGCTTTTCCTATCTCCTCTCTCAATCTTTTCGTTTCATCAAGAAGCACTGACGCATCCGCCAGGAACCTCTGTGACTTAATCAGTCTGTACGCCGTGGATACTCTTCCCATGAGTATTCCGACGATAAAGCTTATCAGCATTGCTATGATCAATTTAGTATTCATTCTTTATCTCCCCAGACAATCCCATGTGTTTGCATTCATCCAAGATACCTTCTAATAATCTCGATGCCTCGGCGGTATCCATACTCGACAGTCCTTTGTAGCACTTAACAAACATGGTCCCGTCTTCTCTTTGTTCTTTCACGTCGACCAGTCTAAACAGACTTGCTATCTGTCCGTAAGCATCGGCCGTGATTCTCATTGCCATGCCCTGGCCATACCTCCGAAGACATTCCTCGTATATCTCTTCTTTGTTCGCATATAAGGCGTCGGCTATCTCTGTTATCTTTGCCCATATAGCTCCGACCTGGTCCAGGGATTTTCCCTGGCGAATCGGTTTGATCTCCAGGTTATATGGCTTTCCTTCCTTGATGCGGAGTGCAACCTCCGAGTACTCACTCGGAGGTGCATCCACCAGGAGGGTCAACACAGCAGAGCCTTGAGCGTTCTGTCTTAAATTAATATCTTTAATCTTCATAGATATTTTTCTACATCCACAACGAAAGCTTTCGCTCTTCCGATTTGTTTAACGGCGTCATTCTCGGACATGCCACTTCGCATCAAACCTTCTATAGCAGAGTAGTGTTCATTGACGACGTTGGTTACCTCGCCCAGCATCTTCTCTGCATTCTCATATGTCATTCCGCATTCATCATGAAGGAACCATATAAAGTCTCCGTAGTTCGATCTGAAGTCGGATGCGGTTTCCATAAACATGTCTATCACTTTGTTAATCGCAATTGGTCTTACTTCTTTTGGTACCATATTTCCTCCTTAGAATGGGATATCTTCATCCTTGAGCATTGAGAATCCTGCTGGAATATCTATTCCTTCTTGCTTTTCTTCTTTCTTCTCTCCACTATCCAGGAACTCAACTCTGTCTGCTACAACGTCCGTTGTGTAAACTCTGTGTCCGTCCTTCTCATAAGAACCAGTCTGGATTCTTCCCTGGATACCCACTCTTCTCCCCTTCTTGAGATACTTCTCTGCGAGCTCCGCAGTTTTTCCAAAGCATGTGATCGAAGGATAGTCAGTTCCTTTCTCTCCGCCTCTATCGATGGCCAGTGAAAACTTAGCTACTGTCATCTGAGTGGATGGGTTTACTCTAACCTCTGGGTCTTTTGTAAGTCTTCCGATCAAAATTACGTTATTCATTAAAAGTCCTCCTCATATTTAAATGGATTTACGACGCCTTCTATTCTGCTAAAGGGAAGCTCTTCCCCAGCAAGGCATGATATGAAACCAAGCTCGTCTTCGCTGGCGGTCATACGTCCGCATACTGTGCCAAGCTTTCCGCTAGCTACAACCATGTCGCCAGGGACCAGCTCTGGCCAGCTTACTGTTTCAAACACTCTCTTCTTTCCGTCTTCAAATGTTACGATTGCTAAATAATTTAACATTTACTTTCTCCTTATCTGGTTTTCTTCTTTCCAGTTTTCGTAATGGTTTGATAGGTACTCTCTGATAAACCCTTTGATCTCACCATCTTCTGTATCATGTAGTTTTCTGTGGCAGTAGGCACATAGGCACACGAGATTCTCTTCGACTCCCAGGCCTCCCCTGCTTCTCTCTACCAGGTGATGTATCTCTACAAAATATGGGCTTCCACAGTAGATACAGCAGGGGGCCCCGTCCCAGGAGTCTCGCTCATATACCCGTTCTCTAACTTGCTTTGTTATCTCTGTTTCTTTCATCCGCTATCTTCTTTAATATCGTATTGGCCCTGGCAATGTGTTCTTCGAGCACAGCTCCTTTAGTCCATCCAGCCTTTTTGATTATCACTGCGGGATCTTGGCCAAGAGATTTGCATACATCCTGGAACGACGCCTTCATTGTGTCTGAGGCTTCCTTTGGCTTTTCCTTTGTGGCCTCTTCCTCTGGAAGGTCCTCGCCAGCATAGATGTAAAGGCCAAGTCCATGCCTTGCGACAGCTTTCGTTAAGCTTCTTTGTATCGCCTTATTAACATCGAATGATGTAACCATATCTGCTGGGATGGATTTGTTCTTGTAGTCCATGATCGGAAGATACTCGATATGCTCAAGGCTCATATCTCCATCTACCACTGTGACTCCCGTCTTTACCCAGGCTGTCCTTCCATCGGAAAAGTAGTTCCATCCATCCGCATTCTCGTACACTGTATAGAATGAAAGAGGATACTTCTTCTTGAGTTCTCCCCAGGCCCATGCCCAGGAGAGATAAGTTAAGTTGTTTTTCTTTTCTGTCTTGTCGTTGACGTTGATGTTGTTCAAACTTTCAAAATAGTTCATCGACTACCTCCTAACCTGTAGTTTTTCCCACTACACTTAAACCCATATTCACCTATGTAATCTATAATTCTTGATCCGAGTGCCTCATCGATTGAGAGTATGTCCCTCATTGAGTACTCGCTACTAAAGACCGTTATCTTTCCTCTTAGGTATCTCTCGTTGATGATGTCATACAGGATTCTTAATTCATCCTGGATGACATCGCCTTTCTGATCTTGAGAGAACTTAAGAAGGTCATCTATATAAAGGATTTCTGTCTCGACTAAGTCATGCATCAGTTCTCCGTACTTCTCGTCGTCAAAGATAAAGCTTCTTAGTTGTCTGATGATTGACCGATATGGAGCATACTTGAATGACCAAAGGTTTCTCTTGCAGAGCTCCTGGCACACTGCTATACAGATATGCGTCTTGCCCGCTCCACTTGCTCCGAAGAATCCGAGCCAGTGTCCCTTATCATTAAGGAATCTGATCGCCAGGTCCTTCATCCTCTTCTGCTCTTCTGTGTCAGTTCTGAAGGTATCCAGGGTCATCTTCTTGAATCCTTCCATTGGGAATCCGCTTTCTCTTAAGAGCGAAGTTCTGATTCTTTCGTACTGACAGGAGCAGACCTTTGCTGATTCATACCCATTCTCATCTTCTATAAAGATGAATCCCGTTCCGTTGCAGAGCGGACATCTAATAGTCGATTCCTGCGAATCTGTCATTGCTGATCTCTCTGCCTTCTGATGTAGAGCGTCTTGTATATGTGCTAATGTCATCGTCCCACCTTCCTTGATTAAGCCATGTACTGGGGTTTGGTATGTACTGGCCACCATTCTTTGTCCACTGTTCAGTGTTCTTTGCGTCTTCTATAACGCTTACCATCTTTTCAACTAACTCTTTAGATGGTTTGATTTTCTTAAAGCTCTTAAGAGCATCTTGCTTGCCAACCTTCTTTGGATATGCCTTCCAAAACTTAAGGAAGAGTTCTTCAATTAATGGAGCTTTGGTTGCCATCTGGTTGCCATCTGGTTGCCAATTTGATGGTGTATCTATATATTCTTTTTCTTTTTCTATTTGTATATCTTCTTCTGGTGCGTTACGTAACGTTACCGTAACGTTACATTTATCACTGAGAAGCTTTTTCTGTCTCTCTCTGTAGTTTTGAACACGCTTTTTGGTCTGTTCTCTAACACGCTCCATACCCTCAATGTTTTGGTACTTCTCCCAGGAGGGAAGAGAGATGAAGTCGTCTACTATCTCTATCATGTTCAGTTTCTCAAACACGCTGAGGGCTGACCTTACTACTGAGAGGTCTCTCCCCAGGACTGTAGCAAGCATGTCCTCTGTGTAAGGAATCTCTGGAGTGAGATAGATTGATCCGTTATCGTTTGTCTGCCCAGCCAGGCATAAGAGCTTCATCCAGATTACGATTATCGAGTCACCGCCAGGCATCTTCTCTATAATCTTTATCTTTCTGTTATCAAATATGTCCGTCTGGACGCTAATCCATTTGATCTCTGACATTAGTTCTCCTTTATAAAATCGTAGAAGTCTAGTTGTCTCTCTTGCCTTAAGCTCTTAACCTTCTCAGAGGGACCGAGTGAGGGGTTTTGTTCAACAATCTTTCGTCTCATTCTTGTGACAGATTCGAAGTCGGATACCTTATACTGATTAAAGTTGTTTAAGAAGTACGCTACAGACAATGTGCTTATTCCGTGTCTTGCGAGGTAAGCCGCATAAAGCTTTTCGTCTGAATCCCTAGAACTGGGGTACTTAGTGAGAATAAACTCAACTTCTGCTTTTAAAGTTTTGAACTGTTCCATCTCAAGCCTCCTTTGTATACTGCGAGTTGACAACTTTAGCAAAAAAAACATCCATCACCTCACTAGGCGAAAGGTTTAATATGTATATAAGCACACATATTTCATCAAGCTTAAAGGGCGATCTTCCGATCATCTTATTACAGAATGCTTGCCTTGAAATTCCAAGCTTTTCGGACACTATTCCTTGTGTAAGATTAGCCTTGGCTATGTAATACTTAAGTAATTCTTTATTCATTCAGTGCTCCTTTCTTGTAGAATTTCTGTTTACATCATGATTATACCACTCCTACACCATATGTCAATAGGTAGTCTACAAATATTTTTTTAGCTTGATATTTGTCTATTCGTAGTTTACAATATAGTTCCTAAAGGAGGGTGAACATGAGTGTTATAGGAGACCGAGTAAGGAAGGCTCGGATTGCTTTAGGTCTCACTCAAGAAGAACTAGCAAAGATAGTTGGGTACAACGGAAGAGCGGCGATTAATAAGATTGAACAGGGAAAGTCCAACCCTAGTATGGAGTATATAGTAAGGTTGGCAGACGCTTTAGACTTATCTCCCTCGTGGCTCCTTGGAACAGAAGAGGATCAAAAGAAAGACACACTGGAGAAGGCGTTTAATGAGCGACCAGAAATGAGAACCTTATTTTCCGTTGCCGAAGACTGCTCTAAGGAGGAGATCGAACAAGCAATCAAAATCATCGAGGCACTAAAGAAATGAAAGAGATAATCAAAGAAATTATAGACGAGTGCGAGAAGGCGACCGACTCGCAACTTGATCTCATTTTAAAAATGTTACAACTGCTAAATGAACAGAACAAATAATTGAACAGGGGATTGGATTAGAGTTAACACATGGACGCAGTTATAATAAGAGTTATCAATCTACCCTATAAGGTCAATGGGCTGACGGTTAAGGATGAGGAAGGGGACTATAACATATACTTAAACGCCAGGCTATCGAACGAAAGAAGGGTAAAAGCATTTCGACATGAGCTAAACCATATCAAGCTCGGCCATTTTTACAGCGACTTTCCCGTTGATGTAAAGGAGGCTGAGGCAAATACCGACGAGCGTTGGAATTCCAACGGTTTGTAGGGCGTGTTAAAATCGCCTATTTAAGCCATTTTATTTAACCCCATCGATATATTTATCCTTTGAAAACGACATGATTAAACCGAAGAAAACCAAAACAGGAAAGTGGACCGCTCAAGTGTATCTATATACCGATAAAGACGGGAAGAAGGTACACCCCAGAGTGACCGCCGACACAAAGCAAGAGCTTCTTTTAAAGATTGCTTTGCTTAAGAACGAGATGATGGATGCCAAACCCAGTCAGCTGACCGTAAGAGAAGCGATAGATAGGTACATCGAACTAAGACCTACCCTTTCTCCTGCTACCCTAACTGGGTACGATAAGATGAAGAGGTTCGCTTTCCAGGATATTATGGATATAAAGACATCGGACCTGGATGATATCAAAGTCCAGGAAGCAGTCAATCGAGAATGCTCCAGGATCAGCGAGAGAACTGGGAAGCCGATCTCGATCAAGACAGTCAAGAACGAGTACGGCCTTTTATCTTCTGCACTTAAGACAGTGTGCAAAAAGACATTTGCCATCGGAAAGCTCGAGCATCAGAAACACCTTAAGGAATACCCAGAGGTATCAGACGTAATCAAAGCCTTGCACGGAACTTCGGTGGAGCTCCCGTGCATGCTGGCCTTATGGCTCACATTCTCGATGAGTGAAATCCGTGGGATCAAATGCTCTGATATTAAAGACGGATGCGTGACCATCAACAGAGTTATAGTAGATACCAACAAAGGACCAGTAGTGAAGGATAATGCAAAGGTGGATACAAGGCTCAGAAAGCACGAAATCCCGCCGTATTTAATGGAGTTGATAAATAATACTGATGAGTACCAAAAGTATCTCCAGACAGGCGAAGACGACTTCCTGATAACAAGAGAGCGTGGAGCTATATACCGTGAGTGGAAAGGTATCGCCAGGGATCTGGGGTACGATTTAACCTTCCATGACCTAAGACATCTCTCCGCCAGCTGTATGGTGTTCCTGGGAATCCCACAACGATATATGATGGAGCGTGGCGGATGGAAGTCTCCCTCGATCATGCAGTCCGTTTATCAGCACACACTGAGCGACGAGAGGAGGATGTTTGACCAGGTAGTGAATGAATACTTTGAGAAAAATATCCCAAAATAGATCGCACTAAACCCGCAAACCCTTGCAATTACTGGATAGTCTAGGGGTTCGACTCCCCTAGGCACTACCAATTTAAAACCCCAGCAGTTGCAAGGCTTCTGGGGTTTTATCGTTGAAATTTCAAGGGTTCTGGGACTTCGGATGTAAACTTTTTTAAGGGCTCTGATCGAATAAATTGTCATCAAATATCCCAAAGTTGACACAAAATATCCCAAAAATATCCCAAATTAAATCGCCCCTACTGTTGCATAATCTGTTGCATTATCTAAATGTTATCGTGCAATCGCCCGTGATGGTGAAAACATGAGTATCTTCAATCGGGTCATCTGTAACTGCACCACTTAAGGTTACTGTGACATTTGGTAAATATCCATACATACAATAACTGTGCGTGTCGCCCATTAAAGGTAATGTGACAGTTCCACTACCAAAGCTAATGGCTTCTTCTTTCTGCACACTTATTGTGTATGGTTCATCGTCCTCATTGCCATTAATTAAATATGTGTTACCCTCCATGGTAAGGGGGAATGTGGTTGACCCATCAGGATTATAATCATAAACACATCTGAGATATATAATATTATTTGTATATATATCCAAAGTCACCACGGCTAAGTCTACACCACCACCGCCACCGCCACTGCTTGCGATTTTGTCGAGCAACTGTTCTTCTTTTGTTAACGGCTCTGGCGTTGTCACATCTTCCCCAGCAATTTTTGCTAAGAACCGTTCTTCTCTTGTAAGTGGTTCTGGTGTTGTTACATCTTCTCCTGCGATCTTCGCAAGGAACTGTTCTTCTCTAATCGTTAATGACATTTTAATTCTCCTTTTCTTTATTAGCGCTAACTATGCAAGTAAGCGTAATGCCTATAATAATTCCTATGAATAGTCCAAGTATCATAGTGTTCTCTCCTTTTTAGTCAATCCATAATATTCTGATACCACCATAAACTGTGCTATTGGCGGTTAATGTCAGAATGTTATTGCTGACCGAACCTGTAAATGTCCTATAATCACCACCGACATTGTGTATAACTACCGATGAATTGCCTGTGTTTATAAAAATTATCGCCAATAGATATTTAGTTGCTTCTGCACAGTACAATAAGCCTACTCTGTAACGGTTAGTTGTTGATATGCCAATCAATCCCGATATGGCAAATGTGGTAGCATTAGAGGGGTTAGAATACACCTGCATATGTTCCAATGATGGAAATGTGTTGATAGCCGCAAACTCTGTCCATGTGATAGTTTCGGGCGGTTCGCTTGCAACTGTGTTGGCTGATACCCACATTCTGCCTTGAGAAAAGACGAATATCTCGCTATATCCACCACCTGCGGTATGTTTGTACATAATCGCAGAAGCAACATTTCCTGTACCTCTTGGGTTGTCGGTAGCGTTCTGAACATTAAGGATATATGCCCCTATTCCATTGTTGCTATCCGCAAGAAAATCTCTAATGCTTGTGACAGTAATGGTCTTGTCCACTCTGTCGGCAACATTGGTCTGTAATGTGGTAATGTCACTTGCCTTTGCCAACTGACTACCAAGTATGTTCATCGCAGTTCCGCTTCTCTGTAACACGAGAAGGTCTGCATCTTGTAATGCCCCACCCGATGGAAGGTCGTTAATCTGTTTGTCTGCCATATTACTTACTCTCTTTCTGTGTCTGTGTGCCAAAATAAAACGCTATCACCATAAGATATATTTGTTCAATGTCCATTAGTCCATTAATTGCCCTTACTGCAACTACTGCGGTCAATGCCAAAGTCACAAGTGATTTAATCTTGAGAAGATTGACAAGGCTATCAAGGAGTGTTGGCTTCTCTACTGTTTCGGTCAGTTCCTTTTGTGGAGTTGTCTGCACGATGATAGTCTGTCCGTTCTGTGTCGGAGTTTCGGTCTGTGTAACAGTTTCTTTCTTTGGGTACTCAACCCACCAAAGTTTTCCGTGTTTTTCCCAAGTGCCATAACTCTTTCCGTTGTAAAGTCTGCGACCTTTGTTGTCGATTTGGCTTAGTTGTATACCATCTTCCCATATGGGCGTACACTCGAAAACTTGTCCGTCACCATAGTAGACCCCACAATGCCAATCTCCCCCATTCCACATATAGAGAAATTCTCCGTCCTCGATGTGGTTGAAGTCCGATGAAATGTCGGAACAATGGTCAAGTATCTGTGAGCCTGTCCAATCTCCCATTACGCTATTAGGTGAGTAGTAATACTGTCCTGTGGTATAGTTATCGGCACATTCGCCATTAGACCAACAGATTGCCTTGATTACATTATTGCAATCGGCTTTAATAAAAGTTCCGTCATAGTAGCAACAATTAAACGGAAATTCGTTGGAGTAAAGGCTATTAGGTCTGTCAACGAGTTTCTTCATCGTTTCCTTAAATTTCGCAAGTGTCATCATTTCTCTCTCCTTATGTACCAAATATATACGAGTACCATTACCGCTATAAGTATTGGCATATTATATCCATTCATATCTTCGCCTTTATGTCCCTTATGTCGTGTTCAACCTCGTCCATTCTGCCTTCAAGTTTGTAGGTTCTCTCTATCATCTGATTGTGCTTATCGACTTTCTTCTCCAATTCGCCCACACGATATTCTATGAGTGCCTTAATTCGGTTTGAGGACATTGCAGAGCCGATTAGTGTGCCAATCAAGGAAAGTACCGCCACGATTATTGCTTCGCTCATTCCTCGGTCACCTCTTGTTTCTTCCAATACTCCATATTCGGAATTGTTCCGTCACTTCCGATTATTACGCAGAGTGTCTGTGTTCTCGGTGCTTTGTCCGTTCCACGATAAGCGAGTTCGGAGTGCATTTTTGCCAAGGCTTCGTCATAGTCCTCGTACTTAAAAATTGCACAAGTTTCATTGTTCTGAATTATTGCCAAGTAGTAGTTCATTTTGTCTTCTCCTTATTACCAAGTGTATGTGAATGATATAAATGCTTGCCCACCTGCGTAGGTTATGTCATCTTGACAGGCAAGGACTATCTCTCCGTTAGTATTGATATAACCGCCAAACGAATGTGAGCCACCGCTATTAGCGGTTAAGAAGCCTGCTCCTGTTACGATTTGTGCAGGTGGGTAAGATGTCAATGTTCCGTTGAAAAGTCTGTTGCCTGTGTATGCAGTACCGCTTGAAGCCATATTGAATATCAATGTCAATTGACAAAACCTTCCCCATTGGCGGTGATACTGATTTGCGATAGTCCACCCACTACTTCGTGTCACTCTTGTTGTGGAATAGTTATGGTTATACCCTACAGTAAAAAGGGTAGAGCCTGAAGATGCCTGTCTAAAAACAAATGCTTCCCCTGTAAAAGTTGTGGAGTTATTCGTGTCAATTAGTATTGGATACTTCTGCACTCCTGTTCCGTGTGCTCCTACCCATAAGCCTTTGTTCGATGAGCCTGCCCATAACTGCATACGACCTACTTGACCATCGACTTCTACTATATGGTCACCACTCGTGTCTGTCGAGCCGACTAAAAGCCTTCTGTAACCGCTCGCACTATGGACATATACATTACTCTCAAGAATGGTATCCATATTCACATTGAATTGGTTTGCAACCGCTTTCTGTCCAACCGCTACTCCATAGTGTCCGTTAGCATATATAAAGTCCAATCCTCGACCACCCATTGTGAGTGTGTCAGTACGGACTACTCCGTTGGCTTCTCCTGTATAGTTGTCATATAACTTGAAAGTTACTGTATAGGAGTTATCGGGCGAGTAATCGGCACTTCCAAGATATAAAGTCGCTCCATTCGTTGTGGTTGTTGCTGAATGGTTGGGAGAAGAGGTACTGATTTTTAAGGTAGTAGTCAGATTCGTTGTGCCAACTTTGCCAACATTCCAAGAAGCCGTTGCTTTGCAGTAAGTACCTTCATCTGAAGCAGTACCGCTTGCATTACCTGTTGTCCACCTAACTGCGGAAATTGAATTAAAAGACGGAGATGTGTAAGCGTATGTCGTTATGCTGATACTTCCGCTTGTTGATGTCGTTCCGTTTCCATCGGTTGCTCTGTAATAGTAACTGTGCGACCCTGCCGATGGAGCGGTGACTTGAACGGTCTTATTGCTTCCGCTTGT